AGCCGCGACTTGCTGTGCTTGGGCGTTCGCTTGCGCTTGTGCTTGAATATTTTGTTGTTGTACCAACTGATCACGCTCTTGTTTTTTACGGCGTTTAATTTTTAACAGCTGGTTAGCAAGTCTTACATTTTTAATTTCTCGTATATCAATTGCGTCTTCTAAATCAATACCGCCTTGGGCTATAGAAGCTTGGATGTTGTTTTCTAACATTTGTTTTTCTTCTTCGTCTGGCGCTAAGTCAATAAATATACCAAAATCATATATGTGTAATTCTTTAAGCTCATCTAATGTTGCTACATTATGTACACCAATAGCTTGAATAAAAGCTTCTCTTGATGGTGCATATTCAATAACATCAGATATTCTTAAAGAAACTTTTTCGGCCATTTCAGCCGTTAAGAATAGGCCAGCTTGTAATATATGTCTTGTAGCTGTATTTGAATTTGCAGCAGCAAGCTTTTGAACACCGACCAAAGCGTTTTTATCAGGCATACTTCCGTCGCGAGCTTCATTTAAACCGGTAACATCCCGCATCATTTGCAAATAGTAATTGTATGTGCTAATTAATGATGCTATCTTATTATTACCCGAGCTTGATGCTATTTCTTGAATCGGCACTTTTCCAGGGTTCATATCGCCGTCGCCTGTAAATGATCTACCAATGATAGAGCCCGTTTGGAAGAACATATTTAAAGCTTCTTGCGGGTTATAATTTGTGCCATTGCCTAAATCAATCTCAGCTAAACCATCTGCATCAAGATAAATACCGTCTGGTACCATTCTTGATAAAACCTGTTGCAACTTTAAATGCGTTAATTGAACCATATCAGCAAATGTAGTCATCCTACTAACTAATGATTCAATACGACCGCTGTACATTCTAGGCGCTACAATACTATAGTTCATGCGAACTTTATTAGCGTCGCTTTTTGGCCTAATCATATTTTTACACAATTCCCATTTTAAAAGCTTATTAGCGCCAAGGACATAAACACCGTCATAAAGAACTTCATAAGAATTAGCTATTTTTTCAAACATAGCTCTTGAGTCTTTAGGCGGATTAAAGCTTTCGTCTTTTTTAATTGCTTTTGCGCCGCCAGCGCCAGTAACTTTTATTTTATAAACTTCATTCATATAGGTTTTATAATTGAAATATAAAAGCTGTATAGAATTGTTATCTCTATTCTGGCGGTCAGTTCTGTATTTATTATAAATACTGTATTCTTGTGAACCTTGCTCCCCTATTTCTTTTAAATCTTCGTCGGTTAAATGTGGGAATTGTTTTTTAAGTTCGTTTATAGTAACTGTCTTAACTTCACCAACGTAGTATAAATCTTCAAAATAAGGTGATTCACTATGTGAATAAACTATATTAGCAGGATCTACATAATCAATTGTTATTCCTTCTGATGTGCTAAAGTTACTTTTTATAGCGCCAATACCTAAAACAGTTAAATCATAATAAAACCGTTTTTTAGTTAGCTCGTATCTATTTTGATCAAAAATAGTATTAATCGCTTGCTCTTCTGCTAATTCAACTGCTTGCTTATAGTTTAGTTGCATGTGCAGCGATAACTCTTGCTCATCCGCTGGCAACATTTCTTTAGGATTAGAGTATAAGTTAATACCAAAGTTTTCTTCAACAAAATCATTTAAATCACGAGTCTGCATATCCGTTATCAAGCTTTCCATATATTGCGTTCTTTTTGAAACGCCGTGAGGATCTTGTGAATATGCTTTTATATCGTATGTTCTTTCTGCAATACCGTTTACAACTATATCTACAAATTTAGGTATAACCGGTACGGGTTTCCAATCTAAATTCAAATAAGATAAATCACCATTGATTGATAATTCATCTTTATACTTTTGTATTGATTGCTCCCCTCTCGCATATAACCTAAGCTTATGAAATTGGTTTTGATTAATAATAAATCTGTTATTACCAGATTCTTTTTTAAACCATTCTTGCTCAATTGCGCGTGCAACTTTAAGTCCATAGCCTGGACTCATTTTTTCTTCATTGCTCGCAACTTGACTCGGGAAAAAACTTTTAGTAACTGACTCAGCCATATTGTTTTATTAATTCCGATTTTTGGCCTTTATTATTATATTTACCAAAATTCAAACTTATTTTTGATTGTTCTTTTTTACTTACAGGCGAATATAAATGCCTATTACACGCCATTATTGCCAAACCTGAGCTAATAGCCGCATCAAATTTGGTTCGTTTTGTTATATCAAATTTAGCCCAATCATTCAATGTTTCATTAAAATACATTGAATTATAACTACCATCTTCGGTCAAGCCAACATGTTTTTGTATATATGACTCTATAGCGGCAGCATGGGCTTGCCTTATATCTTCTGATGAGTTAGGTATGCCGCCAACTTCTTTTTCTGTTACAGATAACTTATTATATATTTTATCCGGCCTATTCATTGAGTAGCCCCTATATCCTCTTCTTTTTAAATAATATAATAACCTGGGCTTATTATTTTCTGCGAGCATTGGCATACCATAAAATACTAACGCCATAAGTACGTCTTCAAAAAATATTTCAGCCGTTTGTGGCCTTGCTACATATTCTAAAAAGAATATATTGGGTGGGGCATCTTCCATACTAAACTTAGTTAGGCCGTGCAGCGATCCTTTTGAACCTTTACCGTCTGTTGTACCGGATATATCATAGGAGTCACACCCAAACGCGCCAACGTGCTCATTACCGGGATATTTTACCCCGTTTTTTAATATTACACGATTTTGTAAATTTAAAGGTGGTACCCACGAAACTTTGAATCTGCCGCTTGGGTTTGGTGTAAAAATAACCTTACTATCTTTAATACCGTTTTCCCAACTAAAATTGCCAACACTTATTAACCCGTGTCTAACTGATTCTTCGTTGTAATCTATTTGTTCGTATATTTTTGCTAAATTAAATATACTATTTTTAGTTTCATCGCGAAATGCGTGTTCTTCGGTGCGCGGAAACTGTCTGTAGAACTCATTTAAGCCGTCCTGGTCGCCTTTTAGGCCGTCAACCTCATTATCCCAATGATCAATAACTCCGACGTCTATAAACTCGCCATATGGACCCTCAACTTCTGTTTCTGGCGTATTAAATACAGGGTGTCCATAAGTATCGATGAATCCCTCGTAGTTCCATTCCATAGGTATGAACAGAGAATATAATCCTGAGCGAGTCTGTCCATTGCGGTTTCTTTTTGTAACGTCTGAATCATTATATAACTTTTTAAAGTTTTCACCGCCTTTATCTAAAGCGTTTGATGTTGATCCCATCATACACTTTCCAATCACACGGCTACCTAGCCTAAGCGTTGTTTTTGTAACGCGCCAGTTATTTAATATATTATCTGGCTTTTCCCATTTACCGCTTTCGTCGTGTACTAGCAGTTTTAATTTCTCCCCGTCGTAAGAGTTATCGCCCGTATTCTTCCAGTCGATTGTGGTATCGAGTCCCTGTAACTCCTCCCGCTTCTCTGAGTTTTGGATTGACTTACGAGTGAGTTTTGACGCCGGTACTCTGTACGCAAGTTCTGATTTTGGGCGGTCCATTCCATCTTGTATCGGCTTGAAAAAGAATGGGTAGTTAACGGATATAGGTACAACTTTATCTGTGAACATCTTTTTTGCATCCCCACCAGATTTGGACAATATCCCAAAGCGTGCGTCGGATGATATTGTAGCCATGTTAACGGTTTCTGCCGATGCCATGAAACTAAAGCCAGAGCGTCGGTTTTTGAGATAGCACATTCCATAGCATCGTTGATCGGCTTTACATGCTTCCCAGAATATAAAAAATAATCTGTTTGCCTCTCTGTATTCAGGGGCGCCCACGTCAATTTTAGTCCACTGCAGGTACATATAGTGAGAGCCAGTAATATAAGTAGGGATGTTCTTGTTATAGAACCAATAGCCTTCTTCACGCCTTTTAAATTCTTCATCTATATAGCCTTCCCATTTTTCTTTAAATTCGTCTGGATAGTTTTTCCAGTCAAATATTGTTTTAATTGAATTTAATTCTTTTGGGTAATCTTTTTTAACCCATTTATTTTCGCTTTTAGTAATTTTAGCCGGGGCAGGTGGTAATGCTATTTTAAGATTTTGTATTTCATAAATATCACCAATTTGCCCGGTTTTACTAATAACTATAATAT